CTTGCCGCGTATGCGTCACCCTCTGCCTCGCTTGCGAAGGTCATGTAGAGCGGCTTTTCCAGCACGCCAGACCGCTTGAAAACGTACTCCCAGCCGTTCGGCCTTTTGCGCTTGCCTGCCATGTCTCCCCCTTCGGTCTTATTGAAGCTTTATTTCGCGGCCTCCTTGGCCCTTTCAATGCGACCTCGCACCCACGGAGCACCGCCCAAGCGCTCCAGCTTTGCGCGATGTTCTGGGGTCATTCTGATGCTGACGGTCACAGTCTCTTCGCCCGCCATCAACGGCTTGCGGCCTTGGCCTCTATCTCCTGGTGGTCGTGGTGTGTTTTTCATGCACAGATGATAGCGCAACACAAAAACAATCTGCATAAACTTGATATTGCACTACAATAACACCCATGAAAACACTTCTTGAACTTCAAGCCGCAACCATCGCCGCCCGCGCAAAGGTTGGTGACAAACACATCAGCACGCGAGTGTCTGGCGGACTTATTGATGTGGTTCGCGCCGTTCCGCCGGCCAACATGATCGGGCCGTATGACGTAGCTGTCATTTGCTCCGGACTGACGCCTGCTCAGGCCATCAAGTTCTTGGGCGAAATGAAATGACGGTCGCTGTTCTGTTCGCCCGCGCCGACAGCGTTTACAAGTCGCTGCCAGACTGCGATGTGTACGACATGGATCGTGATGCGCGCACCTATGACGGCCCGTGGCCGGTAGTTGCGCATCCGCCTTGCCGAAGCTGGGGCAATTTCGCCATGTTCGCCAAGCCGCGCCCGGATGAACGCAACCTTGCCAGGCTGGCCGTCTCCCTCGTGCGTGAGTTCGGCGGGGTTCTGGAACATCCCTATGGATCAAAGCTTTGGGCGGCTCAGTCCCTGCCGAAGCAAGGCGAACGGGATCAGTTTGGCGGCTTCACGCTTGTGATCGATCAGCACTGGTGGGGCCATCGGGCACAGAAGCGGACCAAGCTCTACATCGTTGGCGTCGATCCCGGTGAAATTCCTGAAATGCCTATGAAGCTTGGACGTGCTGAGTTTGTTGTCGGCGACGTGGGCCGCGCATCGACCGGCGACGACCGCCCAGAAATCAGCAAGGCTGAACGTGAGCACACACCGCCTGAGCTGGCCGCATGGCTTGTTGACCTGGCTAGCAGATGCGATTGCAAAGCCAAAACTAGGCCGCTACCCTACGCCCTTTCGCATAATAGCTCGGTTGGCATCCAGTCATTTCCAGTTGGCCGAACACACGCCATAACAGGTATCTAGCTGGCAGACAGGCGAAGAAAAAGGGCCTGAATTGCTCCAAGTGCTTGATTTTGTGGGGGTTTTTGTGGTGGGTGCTGAGGGGTTTGAACCCCCGACCTACGCCTTGTAAGGGCTTAGCAGGGCTAGTGAAATCAACAGCTTAGAGTCGTCGCCAACTTGATCCGCCAGCCGGTGATACTTGGTGATGACATTTTACAACAGTGCCGTGTGGCATATCGAAGCAGGAGAATGATCCTTGACGCAAGTGATTGAAATCGGCGAATTTCGGCTGAAGCGCGAGCAGAACTGGAAGCGTGAAGGTTGCCAACACGTACGCCTGACCCTTGAGGACGAGGGTGAGATAGTGATGTGCGACGACTGCGGGAAGCAGGTTGGGAACTATGCCGCGCTTCGCATGCTGGTCGAACGCTGGAGCAAGTTGCAGGAACGGGTAGATGCCAAGCAGCGAAGCATTGCAGAAGCGGCAGAAAAGACTATCAGCCTGCGTGCCGCCCAGCGAGTTGAAAAGGCATGGCGCAGCCGGTCAATGACCCCAACTTGTCCGCACTGCAACGAGGCAATCTTCCCAGAAGACGGGTTCGGCGGGTCAGCCGTAAATAGAGAAATAGCCCTTCGCCGACGCGAAGCAAAGAAAAACCAACACAGCGGCCATGCCGCATAGGAGAGCGCGAATGACCATCGAACCCACCTACCTGATCTATTGTCTTTCTGGGGCTGGCCTTGTCTGGGCTATGCGCCGGTAAAGTTAGCCTTCTGCAATAACTTCGCAAACTTCGGTATAGACGGCCAATTGTTGACTTTTATCCAGCAGCAATAAAAAAGCCCGCCCAATCCGTGAGGACTGAGCGGGCAAGGTCAGGCTTTCGGCCCGACAGGAGAACAGCGGCAACGCTGTTAGGGCGTGGCGACAGGAGCCACAGCAGGCGGAGCAGGTTCAGCCGGTGCAGGCGCTGGAGCAGGCGCGGAACCCATGGGGACGGTGTAGACAGGCGGGAATACCACCTTCCCGGCCTCTTCCATGCCCTTGATCGAGATAGCGCCAATGGTGCCCAGCGTCGCGCCGTACTGAGCCGTATCAGATTCGATCTGTTTGATCTGAACCATACTGTTTCGGTTGATGCCGTACAGGTTTGTGATGCTTGGCACCAGAATCGAGGCCCACACAAGCGCCTTGTCTTGCGGAGGCGCGATCTTTCCGGCTGAGCCTTGGCGCAGGGCAAGGGCCATGATTGCACCCTGGTTGCCAGTCGCAGCCGCAGCGGCCAGGCCCATGACGGCATTGTTGTCCGCTTCAACCGCCTTCTGCTGGACGGCGTAGTAGGCATCGTAGTTCGTCGCACAGCCAGTCATGGCAAACGCGGCCAGAGCAATTAACGAGATTTTCACGTATTTCATTTGGGTCCTTTCAGTCGGTTGGTGAAGTCGGTCATTTCGCTGGCGAACTTGTCCCACGCGGGCCAGCTTCCGGTAATGGTTTTGATGTCTGAAACGTGGCCGTCAGCCGTTGCCGCCAGTTCGACAAGAGCGCTTCCGCACTCATTGAGTACGTCTGTTGCGGCAGAGGCGTACTTAGTGCAGGCACTGTCGGAAGTGCTGGCGTTACTGGCACCAGCGCTGGAGGACTCGCGCAGCCGAGCAAGCTCAGACTTAGCGCGGCCAGCAGCAGCAGCGTTTTCAGCGGCTCGGGTTTGGGCGGCTTTGATGGCTTCATCTTTCGTCCTTTCGAGTGATGCGGTTTGTTCGGCGGCTTGCTTCTGAGCGGACACGATGGCTTCGGACTGCGTTGCCTTGAATTGCGCGAGGTCGTTCTGTGCGCTGTTGACCCGGTAGGCGTTGATCCCGCCCCATCCGAACAGGCCAGCGCAGATAGCCGCCCATGCGATTCCAGGAACAATATTGAAAAGTCCAGCGATTGCACCCATCACGCACTCCAAGCAAGAAAAGCCAGCACTCCGACAATCGCCGTAGCCGCCAGGGCAAGAAACACCACGGCACCGCCAAGCACCGCAAATGAAAAGTCTTCTTCGGTCATGACTGCAACATCTCGGCAAGGCGACGGGACCAGCCGCGACCAAACACCGGCCACGTTTTCAGGTCCGTCATGAATTGCAGCCGTTCGCCAATCATTCGGCGGGCGACAAAATCAGGCTGAGCAGCGCGGGCCATTGTCAGCGTCTGACTTCCAATCACACCATCATCGCCAGCGCCTACGGCACGCTGCAGCCATTTCACAGCCTGCTTTGCCCCGCTGTTCACGCAGGCGTCAAACACCGGATAGCGTATAAGTGGCGGGAGTTCATCAGCACGAACAGCGTCCCAGTATTGACGCTTGTAGATGGCCTTGGCCTGTTCAACAGGGAAGTTACGCATGTGCCCCGTGTAACCGTTCTGGCGTGCGACTGATTGAGTGACGCCCCAATTGGTAGCGCCGCCAGGATCAGAAGGATGGTCAACGTAACCGCCTTCGTGCCCTAGCAGTTTGTGAAATGCTTGATCGAAGTTCATGCGTGTTCCTTTGCGCGTCGCTCAGATTCGCTCAATTCATCCAAACCGCTAGGCGTCACCAGATCAGCCACGCTTTCCCACGGGGTTGTAAGGTCTGCGCGATATCGGTTAAACGCCTGACGCTCAGACTCTTTCATTCTCTGACGCCTGTCTAGAACTTCGCTCATGTAAGCCCCTGCTTTCCAGATCACGCCGTCCTTGATAGATAGGGCAATGACCATTGGGAAGCTTACAAGGAAAACCATTCCAGAGCCTTTGAACACAGCAGCAAAGCACAGTCCAACGCCAAGCATGGTCAGCGTAGGGAAGAGAATCAGTTTCTCCCAAGGAGCAGCTTTTTTCAAAGCCACAGCACCTAGAAAATAGTGACCAGCATTCCATAGGCCAAATACAAATGCCGCGACTCTAACGGCCATGTCAAGATCATTGTCCATCTGCCGCCCTCCCTGCCCGCCGCTTGAATAGGTCAAATACAACAGGGACAAGCCAAGGCCAGCCAGCGCCAAGAATCCCAGCCAGAACCCAATCATTGATTGGGGCAGGGTCAACCCACCCCCATTTGACAAGGTACGCCCCAACGAATGGCGCACCGATGCCGCCGAGAAAGATGGATATGACCCCGTTGGCTGCTGCTTTTGGCTTGTCATCTGGCCTCCAATGGGCGTAAACGACAACAACCGCAAACGTTCCTATCATCCACGGCATCGGATCGTGACCGAGTTGAGACGCTGTAACCGCCGCCGCACCTCCAGTCGTTGTCGCCAATGCAAGCTTGTGCCCTAACAGCGCAGTAAGAATGAATGTGGCCCTCTTTTTCCATGTCACTTGGGAGCCTCCGCCAGTGTCGGAATATCCGAGTCGCAATGTGCGCCAGTTGGATCAAACGGGTCTGTCAGTCGATAACAAATCACATCGGCCACTTTGAACCGCCACCCAAGCGAAGGGCCAGCAGCGATATACCGACGAAGGCGGTGGGTGACGAATACATCACCATCAACCCATGGGACTGTGATTCCTTTTATCGTGTGTTTGCCGACCTTCAAACCTTCCGGCCAGCGCCAGAACGCCAATGACGCAACGGTAAATTGCAGGATTGCGTCCAGAAGAAACGTGACAACAATCACCGGCACAGACAGCACCAGCGGAAGCCCGACAAGCCGACCGGAAAGCTTGGCCCGGTACAAACCCATGGCGTGAATGTATAGGTGCCAGAAAATCCAGCAGGCAAGAAGAACGTAAATTGTTGTGGTCATGTAAGCGTCCCAATGACTGCGATGTTACCCGGCGTCGCAACATTCATTAAGGTTTGAACTTGCCGCATCTTACGCATAACGGTTACTTTGCTCAACATTGATTGCACCTGCAATCCAACTCTAGCAACCCGGTCCATGCCGCCGATGATTTGAACGTCACCGTCACGAACGTTGATTCCAATATCACATGCAACGTTGTTGCATCCGATAACCTCTGTAAAGCATCCTGAGTTTGTCCCGAGAAACAAACCTTGCGCCTGTCCTGCTGCGGTGAAGTCAGTCAGCTTGTTGTCTAGCGATGCTCCCTCCAGAAGAACGCCGATTGCACCAGGAACAACTGGAGAGCCATTCAATACAGGCCCGTCCGATGCGCAGCCTGTTAACAAGTTAGCGTGAACATCAGCAAGCCGGAAGCCACGGAAATACCCATAAGTAAAACAGTTCGTCAGCTTTGCCCAATCAACCGTGTTCTTAAGCTCAAACCCTATTCCTGGCCGCGTCAGTATCTGCTGCGTGGTGTCGCTTGCCGTCCATGTGTAATTTGCAGTTGTGAACGGCCAGAAGTGGCAACGCGTCATGTAAGGAACATCGGTACAGGACGCAACACGAATGCCGTTGATGCAATCACCCTGAACATCAGTGAACCGCAGGCGGGAATAGTTCTTGCTGTCGATGGCATAGTTGAACCCAAGAAACAGCGCATTCTCAACCCGAGCATCATTCCCGGCCATCGTCGCCGCCGTTCCGCTGAACGCAGCGATCCCGGCCATAGCCTCAGAAGCGTTTTCAAACGGCAAGTTCAGCCCGTCGCGGACAACAACAGCATTCCCGAAGTACCCAGACGCAGCGACTCGGATTGTCGCCGTCGATGCGAGGCGAAGAACACCGGGCTTGCGCTCATAATCCGCCGCACCCATACCAAGGTGCACAAGCTGCCCAGCAGCACGAACAGGACCAACAAGAGCCACGTTCTCAGGCACATACAAATCGCCGAGGATGCGATGGTTGCCCACGTAGTTAACCACCCCGCCGCCAGACGCGCCAACAGCCGCCAGAACAAAATTGAACTCCGATGTTCTATCTGCCTCTGGGTCACCATCATGAATGGCTTGCTCTACGTATACCGAGTACGAAGACTGTGCGGCTGGGACGATAACAGGCTCTGGCACCCAATTGAGCGACAGCCTGCCACCGGGGATAGATAGTTCATACCCTGACATTATGGAATCTCAGCATCAGCGGTCCACGAGCTGTTAAACCGCCCGACGCCGGTTCCTGATGCTGTTCGGCCTTCAGTAAAGCTGTGGTTGCTTACGTTTGATGTTGCCCCGCCGACTGCCGGGAATCCAGATGCCCCGACATGAGTCAACACCACAGTTGGAGGAACCCTTTTCCGAATAGAGAATGTTGTCCGAGAGTAATACGCACTCCCTGACGTTACGTTCCCACTGAATTCCGACCAATCACCGCTTTCGTAATACCTGCGGCACAAAGCCAAATCAGTGAAGAAATCGTATTCAAATCGGTTCAGGCTAAGCGTGCCCTGCAACTCAGGCCGCACCATCGACATAAGGCCAATCTGACCGTACATGCGAACGGTGCAGTTTGCCCCTGCGACCAAATCAAACGCCTCACCTTTTGCGCGAGCTACGCCGTCAACCTCAACCGTCCCGGTTCCGGTCCAGTTACACGAATACTGCCCACCTGAGATACGGTTACCTTCTATAACCTGCTCAGCACCACCAACAGGGGCGACGATGATGTTTCCAAGAATCCCCGCACCACCAGCAGAAAACGTGATTGATTGCCCTAAAACGACCACGCGAATTCGATCTAGCGTGTATTGGTTTGCTGCAACAGTCGCCGTTCCACTAACGTATAGACGCTGGTTAATCAGGAACGCGCCGTTTGCAAAGATGTTGCCAAACGGCGGAGCGGAAGCGTTGTCAGCAATAGACGATTCAAGAACGTCAGTCGTTGCCTTCAATTCATCAATGGCTTCTTGCACATCGTCAGCAACCATCAATGACACTGTATTGTCATACCCAATTCCAGCCGCTCCAGTTGATGCCGTCAATTCATCGAAAATACCTGAATCTGAATTCAGCGTGCTAATGATCAGAATGCCGCGCTTGTCCTTCACCAGAATTGAATAATCCTTGCTGGCCGTGTAGAACTTCGATGTGGCACCAGACCGGGCCGGATAGCCATTAATTGTGCGAATCGGCTGGGCTGCTGGGATGGTTCCGGCTTTGTCCCAATAGACAGCCTGCGGAGATGTTTCTGGGTTTGCGCCAGTCGTGCCAACGTAGATATATCCGTTATCCAACGGAGAGCCGTCATTGTCAAAGAACTGGTTTGCTGGGTTACGGACTTCGATCATTGTTTTTCCTCTTTTGGAGCGCTCAATTGTTGGATCATTGGGATTATCCTGCGGACCAATTGTCCTTCAGCTTCTGATGCTGGTTTTGATGCAGCAAGCTTAATGAGAATGTCCCGCACTATCTTTGACTCATAAGCCCGAGCGGCTAGGCCGATTGTGGAGCCTGAGGCAAGCCCAGCACCAGCACCGCCAAACAGATCAGTCAGGACGGCAGCACCAACAATAGGCACGCTTTGATAGCCTGTCATTGGCGCCGCCGCCGCCTCGCTTGCGCGTTGGGTCGCTTTCAGGACTCTGACAAGGCCGTCAGCTTGTGCGCGCTGATCCTGACTGAAAAAGATGCCGGTTTGGTCTGACAACTTGCCCAGCGTAGTAGAAAACTTCTGAGGGCTGATTGCATCAACGCCACCAGCTTTTTCAACAGCCTCTTGGATGATTGCAGTTCGTGCAGCCGACCTACCGTCTGGCGTTAGGGTTTTGTACAGACGCTGAACATCGCTGCGGTTCTTGCTGAACAACAGATTGCGCACGGTTTCAGGCGTTACGTCGCCTTTGTCTAAAGCGCGTTTGAATGCCGACGACTCAAGCTCACCAATCATGGAAACAAGCCGCTTGTCAGCCACTTTCCATTTTGTTACGTCGCGGTCTCCAGCATTGGTTTTGATAAACGATTCAATGTCGCTTTTCAATGCCCCATAAGCAGACTTGAGAACCTTCTGTGATTCTGTGCTGATGCTAGAGAACTCTTCGGACTTGAGTTTTTCGCCAAGTTGCTTGCGCAGCACTTCGACCTGATTGATGGTCTTGCCCTGCATGGACGTCTTGAAGTCGTCCAGCTTTTCAATCAGCGGATCAAAGTCTTTCGTCCCGAGCGCAGACAGCCGCGCAACTTCGTCGTCAACCTTCTGGTTGATGTTCGTCGTCGGAATAGCGCCTGCGTTATCCAGCTTGTCAAATACGCCCTGCTTAAGCTTGACGTACTTATCAACCTCTGCAACACGTCCAGACTTGAAAGAATCAGAGATGGCTTTGTCTGGCAGCTTGTCCAGATCACCACCGATTTCAGATGCAAGTTTTTTGACGGCATCAATGCGGGCCGTCTGTTGCGCAACGCGTGGCCCTGCCGTACCGGCGTAGGGGATCTTTTCACCAGCACCTTGTGCGAACTTCCCGATGAACGTACTTGGCGCCTGAACGTCAGTCGTCATCAACGGAATGTTTGCAGCGCGAGCATCTTGGACAATCTGAGGCTGCACCTTGGGAGCGGCCATTGCCCGTTGAATGGTCGTGGCCTTGTTCAGCAATGCAGGTCCAGCAAACCCCCCTGCAACAGCCGCAGCAAGTTGCGCAGTCTGCCCGCCACCCTCTTGATTGACGGCCTCGGCAGCACCAGCACCACCAGCACCCGATGCAAGTTGTGACCCAGGTTGCGCAGCAAGACCCCGGCCAGCCGCCTGAATCATTGGGCTAGCCGCCTGCGACATGACATTCCCAGCGCCAATGAATGGCACAGCACCAGCAACGCCACGCGAAGCCGCGCCGACCACGTTTTCCGTGGCACCTTGCGGCCTAGGTAGCCCCATAGAGTTTGCAGCGCTTGTGGCTAGTTCTGGCACGCTTTGCAGGTTGCGCCCGGTCGCTTGCTCCATCAGGGCCGTCATCGGATTGGTGACCACGCCAACAGCGTTAGCCATCCCCTCCATTCCGTATCGAGCTGTAAGCCCTACTTGCCGCCCGATCTGCGACAGAACGCCGGGCTTCTCTTTCTTGATGCCCATGATCTGCTCAAACTCTGCGGCATCTTCCGGAGACATTTTCCCGGACTGGTAAACCTGCATGAGCGGATCAGTGCCTTGTGCCTTTGGCTGCTCTTTTGGCTGCGATGCTTTCGGCGCCTTGATCTGACCGGACGAAATGGCCTGTTCCATCAAAGCGGTGTCTTCTGGGTCCATCTTTCCAGATTGGTACAACGCGACAAGACCGGAGAAATCGTCCTTCACTTGAGCTGCTGCTTTTTGTACGCCACCAGTCACGCGCTTGATGTATGAATCGGTACGATCACCCCAATTCTTCAGGTCACCACCAGCGTGGTAGAACCCAGCCGCAAGGGCTTTCTGTTCCTGCGGGTCTTTGGTACGCTGCTTTGCCCAGTTGAAAGCGTCTTTCACCACGATAGCCGCAGCCTCTGCCGCCTGATCTGGCGATGCGTAGGCATCAACGCCGTATTTCTTCTTAATCAGGTTGCGGGTTTCAGGGATGATCTGCCACACAGAACGGGCGCCAGCTTCGGACACCTGATCTGCATTGGATCGCTCCCCCTTCAGGCGCAAGTCAGACAAGAACCCAGACGGAATTCCGTACTTGGATTCTGCCGAAGCCTCTAGATCAAGCCACGATGAATCACGATAGCTGGTCGCCATCATTGAACCCCATATTTTTGTTTTAGCCGCGACAACGCATCGTTAGCGACAGGCTCGGCTTTTTTGTCGCCTGGAACCTGAGCGCCAAACTTCTTGGCCGTCCGCGCTTCGGCATCATTCAGAACCTGCTGAACACGCTTCAACTCTGAAACAAGCTTGTCTTCATCCTGATAGCGGTCAAGGTTCGCGCTGATGTTTTTGATAAACATGATGTCCTTGTCAGACATTGCGCCCTTGAGACGATCAAGGTTTTCCGCAGCGAGTGCGTTTTGAAGCTGTTCAATCTTGCCCGCCATTGCCCGCGATTCAGTTCCAGGAATAGAACCACGCCATGCACCCGCGCCAGTAGCGGCTCGGAGGGTATCTTCATCCTTGAGAATATCGCTTAGAAGTCCCTTTGTCGTTGCAATGGACGACATGGCCGAATCGGATTCGGCACCCTTCATGCGCTGCGTTTCTTCACGCTTTGCCTTTGCATCGTCAATCTTGATCTGCAATTCCTCGCGCTTCAATGCATTGTCTTCACGCTTTAGCGCAGACTCCATCACTTTGATTCGCTGATCGAACTTGCGGTCTTCAATCTGGCTTCGCGTGTTGCTAATGTCGGTACGTGACTTTTCATCGGCATACTTTGCATCTGTAACCGCAGAGCTTGCCTTAGCCTCGGCCTCTAAAGCATCTGCCTTGCCTTTGGCGACAAGACCAGGTTGCAATTCAGCTTCACGCTTATTCTTCTCGATTTTCTCCATTGTATCGGCGAATTCTTTACCGCCCATATTTGCAAACAGAGCTGATTTCAGCGTAAAACGTACACTGGTTGGATTTGAGATAATTGAATTTCTTGCAATCTCAAAACGATTAACGCTATCAGAGTCTTTTGATTGTTTTGCGGCCTCAATTTGACTATCAATTAACTCTAATGCGGCTTTTTCGTTTCCAGCCTCTAAAGCAGAAAGAACAGAAAAGCTATTTTCAATGGTTTTCTTCTTTTCCTGATCCGACAGACTAGACATAGCCTTGCCAAAACCTTCATGCAATGTCGGGTTCTTAATCAGCAACTGACGCACGCGGTCTGAAGTTGGATTTGATGCAACTTCTGCAAACTCACGCTGTCGCTCTAGCGCTTGATCGTTTGCAATCTGCTGGGCATCGGCCAGCTTTTGAGCTTTGCGGAATTCTTCGGCATTCGCCAGCATTCCCATTTGGCGGTTGTAACCTCCAGAGAATGCATCACCAGCGTTTCCGGTGTTGATCGTGTAGTTAAACGGCTGCATATTGGCCTTAGAAAGTTGTGGCCCTGAGACCTAATCCGCCATTCCCACCATTACCAGCAAGGCTGTACGTCGACCCGCCACCGCCAGACAGTGCCCCCAATGATGGGTTTGAGCTACCCCTAGCCGCCTGAAGAGCCGCAAACGATCCCAGTGCGCCAGTGATCTGATTTGAGAAATTAGCGCTAGCTTGGCCTTGTGCCAATGCATTTCCAGCAGCGATAGAACCTTGATTGTTGTAATACTGGTTGTATGCGCTGGTCATGTTTCCAATATTGGCTTGACCCGCCGCGCCTGCGTTTGCATACGCATTCCCAACACCTTGCGAATACCCAGCCAATGCACTGCCAACCTGCCCAGCCACCTGCATACCAGCGCTTCCAACACCAGCAGCAGCCGACTGACCAGACTGGTAAAGCATGGACGACGTGTTAGCCCCAAGGCCAGCAAGACCGCCCAATCGGTCATACTGCTGCGAAATCAACCCAGCCAGCAACTGCGGTCGGAACTGCGCCATTGCGGCTTGAGTGTTGCCGCCACGAAGCCCACCAGTAGCCGCTGCGTTTTGCAGCATGGAGTTTTCACCCTGCTGCACGTAAGCTGCCATTTCAGGGCTGTTTTGCAGCCCCTGGATGGCCTGGCCTTGCGCGTCTGTGCCATTCATGCCCAGTAACGCCCTCTGCCCTTGTAGGGCTTCCATGCCAGTGCCTTGGATCTGCTGTAGCGGACCCAAGGCGTTATTTCCTGCAGTGATGTACGGCTGCAACACCTGTTGCACCGCCGCAAACTGACGGCGAGCCTCTGCGATTTGCTGGTTTGCAATGCCTCGCTGCGTGGCGAGTTGCTGGCCCATCAGCTGACGTTGTAGGGCCTGCGATGCCTCAAACTGCGCTTGGTTCTGAGCCAGTGCAGCGTCATTTGCTTGTGTTTGACCTGCCGCCGCTTCATTCGCAGATTGCTGTGCGTTGTTTTGCTGGTCTGACGCAACCACAAGACTTACAGCAGTTGTCCCAACATACCACCATGACATATCAATTCTCCAATGCCTTTGGGGCAAACTTCAGGCCCTCAGCTTGCGCCTGATCTAGCGTCAATTCGCCGGATTTGTATTTCTTGAACCACTCTGGCTCGTCAATGTACCGCTCGCGCAAAACATCCATGTCGGTTTCATCGTCTGGATTTGGATGAATGTTCCAAATCACAAACTCGGACAGCGTGCGAAGCATCTTCTTTCCTGCGCCTGAATAGAAGATAGATGGGGCGGAGATTTTCGACCACAGGCCATCCACACAAACAATCGCCTCGCCTTTGACGGCAACACTTAGTCCAGCATGTTTGTGTTCATGCCCAACAAGGTAAACGTCAGCGGGGATTGTTGCTTCACGGATGTAGATTCCAGGGCCGAAATAATGTGCTGTTTTGCACTCTGTCTGCGGTAGGCCAAGAAGTGCAATAGCGACAACCGAGGGGTCGAACTCAGTATCTTCGGCGATTTCAGGCAGCATATACACCCCATGGGGAAAGCTGCTGGAAGCCGGAATCTCAGCGAGACGTTTTTACCCCAATCGCTGGATTACGTCAAGCGAATCAATCGAAGGCTTGACGCCACGAGATTGACCGCGCTTGCACCTCCAGAGGCGAATTGAATTGACAGCGCTCCGTTTGCGGACGGCTTCACGATGCCGATGATGTGAACCACGTTTCCACCTGTTGCCGCGCTGCTGGCGTTTGCTGCTGCTGGAAGGTTGTATGCGGCCAGCGAGTTGACGGTTTTCGACGTGGCTGTCAGCGAGTATTCAGACGAATAGGCGAGCAATGCCGTAGCCGGTCCATTGACGATCCACCGCGTGCCAACAGCCGCCGAAGCGACCGTGTATGCACCGAAGAACTCGAATTGATAGGTGGAATTCTGCGCCAATACCTCGGACGTTGCAGCAGTCACCAGTGTGGCATCTGCCGCCGTCACCGTGGATAGAACAGCCGTGAGATTGCCCGCACTCTGATCCGCCTTGTCGGCTGTCGCCATCAACTCTTCAAAGCCTCTAATGGCCTCGTTGTCTGGCAGGAACTTCGCCAGTTGGTTGCGGTTCAGCTTCATGGAATCAGTGGCTCTGCGCCAAGCTCAAGACGTGCAACAGAGATATGGGCGTCAGATGTGCCGTGGAACTTATAGGCCCTCCAGCTACGGATAGAACCTTGACGCCACCATACAAGCCGCTTCATTCGTTCGCCGAACTTTCCCACCTTGATCCATCTGTCCTGACTCCATGTCATGCCGTCAGACGTGTAGGCCGCTGCAATTTGAGGATCAGCGCCCATTTCCACCCGGCCAGTCAGTGCAATCAATTCGATCATGTGGATCAGCGCTCCACCAGTTTCCGGCCAGGTGATCTGAGTACCGAACTCAAACCGCACCGGCTGGCCCAATTGCAGGCCGTGCGAGGTGGTCAGTTTGTTGACGTTGCGTGATTGCAAGTCACCGCAAACCCACATGTTTTGCCACCATGCAAAGTAACGGGCGCGGTATTGGGAAAACTCTTCTAGCCCAGATGTGAGAAAGAACCACACAGGTTCCTGCATCACAGCAGACGCGGCGCCGTCATAGACCATTGTGCGGTCGGGAAGGTGGATGTACAGGAACCGATGCCCGTCAACCGTGCGCGGCTCGACATAGATCGTCTCTAGTTGCTCTTCGGTATACCCGGCAAGAATCTGGTCAATCTCCCGCGTTGAAATCTTGATGGTCTGTGCGTTTTCACCGATGTAAACCGCAGGCGGTTCACCCCGGCCAGAGCCGACGAATGCGAGGGCTTCCATGAAAACGCACGCAGACCACCGGCCAATAGCGCCACGTTGAATGTGAGCGCCATTCAAGCGAGAGAATGGGAAGAATGAACCGCCCGTGTTCGTAAAGACTTCGATTGTGTGCCGGTTGATGGCGTAAAGCTCGTTTCGGTTGATCAGCAAGCGCTTAATCTGATCTGGATCAATCTCAGATGAACCGTACTTCAGCGGATTGACAGACAGCGGGTTTCCCAACTCGGTAGCAATGATGAAATCGCCGTCAGTCGTCAGAAAGTACCCGTCAAGAAACACAACATCCAGCACTGGCCCTAGGTCAAGGTCTGAAACCTCGGTCAGAACATCGCCGGACAGGTAGTAAAGCTTATTCCCCGATGCAATGCCGAGCCGGTCAAACGAATAGGCAAACGTCACCGGGTTGCCGTCATCCTCAACCGAGAAATAAGGGACCTGCGTGCCGTCTTCTTTGATTTCAATCAGCAGGTGGCCGTTAACCACGAACAGCCGGCCAAGCCACGTAACCATGCCTCGGATTTTTGCGTCAGCGAAACCAAGCAAGTCTGGCACGTACTGATCCATGCCTTCAGCAGGCCGCAGATACCCGGCAGAAATGCCGTTCTGCTTTGGAACTGGGACCATGTTCACGGGGTAGGACGTGCGGAAATCCGAACCCTTGGAATAAACCCCGTTAAGCACACTGACTTGCATTTTGTTCCTATTGTGTAGCCGCTATGCCGACAAAAGCACCGGGCGTTATCCCAAGCACTGCACACGCTTCATCCCGCATCGCCTTCGCGTGTCTCGCTTGTGCTGCAGCCTCTGCAATCTCGGATTTGCGAAGGGTGCGCACGGCTTCGATGCCAGCCACGATGTCGTTGTTGCTCCAAGACGTTGCGGCGCGGACCGCTAGGTCTTGGAGGGCTTTGTCTACTGCGTCTGGCATGGTTTAGTAGGTCGCTCCGGTATACAGGTGCTTCCAGAGCGTGCCGTCAGAAACCACTGGGCCGACGCCACAAGAAAGCCCCGCGTTTGTGTTATAGGCAACGTCCCCCAGATTTCGGCCTAGTACTGAAAGATCAACAGGAAAGTCGTGCGACTTTGATCGAATCACTTGCGCCGCTGAACGCTGGATCTGCGTTCCTCCAGTAAGCACAATGCCAGAGCCCCTAACTGTGGCTGAGCCTCCAGCCGTATCAAACCCCAAGAACACGTTGCCGCAATAAACGCCACTGCACAAAACATCAATGGCGGTGGAAGCCCTGTTTCTGACGAGTGACCCGGTTGACCCTAAAGAAACATTGCTTAGGTGAAGTCTGCTGAGTGTTGACCCGCTATCAACTCGAAAAGATTCATTGTTACCCGTCATCGCACAATTTGAAGCAACTGCCGACTGCAAAGTCGCGTTGTTGTAGACGCGCAAAACCCGGCTGAACCCGTTCGTTGTGAAGTCAACACAAATATCTGACAGCACAAGGTTGGTGGTGTTCGCCGCGACACCTATCATTGTCTGAGCAACAGCGGTATTTGTGACGGCAGACCGAATACCCCGAACACTCAAGCTGGCGATAGGGCGATTGATCTTTACGGCAGTCGTGTCATCAAACGCATCTGAAGGAATAGTCACTCCATCCACAGCAACACCACGCAACGTCGTGAGTGCGTCAATACCAACCATTGGGTATCCAGCGGGAACTCTGGCAAAGACATTTCTGATTGTCACGCCATCCATTTTTGCGTTCACGTTTGCAACGTAGTCATCTAAGTACACGGCGGAGGCGCCGACTTGGCCCTGTACTCCGTCAATCAGAACATTTCTGATTGCGAGTGTATTTGTGATTGATGCATCGCCTGTTGTGAATAACATAACACCACGCCCTTGGAGCATGTTGTCGCACTGAATATCTCTGACAATGATGTCTGTTACGTCTCCACGGCTGTAGTCATAGGCAAGGTAATCAGAACAACCAAGAGCGATCATGTCGTCGTCCGGGTTGCCACGGATTTTTTCAATTACTCCGCGCCTTGCTGGACCTGTTACGTGGACTCCGTCCGATGCAACATCGTTCATGAAAACATCGCTAACATAAAAATCTGATACATCCGCGATGCTAATGGCGTATTTTCCGCTTAATGAGCTAATCGTTTGCCCACTGACATGGAGCCCGTCAACACGGTGCATTTTGATGCGGTGTGTGTCTCCGTCAGTTGCGCCAGCAGACAGCTTTCCACCAAGAATCCAAATGTTTGAATCACGTGTCGTGGTGCTGCCATCAGAGAAATTGCGAATCTGAGGATGCGTGGTGGCCGCCGAATAGATCCGGGCTGATCGAATATCAAGGGTGGTGTTTGAGTAGACAACAATCGGCGCGTTCGTCGTGAAGTCGCCGAGCAACCGGACAAGCAGCGTTGTTCCCGCAGCAGGGGCAGAGGCAAGAGCATCATTGATACGGGCGGTTGCCTGCGTGGGCGTTTCTGCGGCATCAGAAACAACGTACTTCAGCCGCTCACTGATCGCAGCAATAGCAGGGGCCAAGTCTGAAAAGTCATAGCCAGTCGAATCAATGATGTATTCAACAGAGCCGTAATCGACCTCGACCGAAATCGATGCATCCTTTTCGTAAGGGCCTAGAAATGCCTCATTCACGCCCACCGTGTAAATCTGGCCTGGAACACTGGGGAGAAATACCGAAGCTTTACCGCTGCCGCCCTTGTGGAAAACAGCAGCAGAGCCAGCTGGAAGCGTGAAAGTAGAGCGCGAAGTGATGATCATTTAAGCCACCCGATACCAGATTGAAAGAACGCCGTCATATTTCAGACGGAAGAAAGCATTAGCTGCCAGCGTCGTCGGACCACCAGTCACGGTCTTGCCGTTTCCGTTGATCGTCAGCGTCGTCACCGATTGAGTGCAGTTGCACAGAAACTCGTCGCGGTCTGTTGGGCTGGCCGGAAGCACAATCGTCCCAGCGGCGTACCCAGCGGCAGGCGTAAGAATCAGGTGCGTATTTGACTCTGCGTTGACGCTAAATCCTGTGGCCGAAGGCGCGGCGTATTGCGTCTCAAGCGTGCCCCGGCTTAGGTTCGCCTCCATGAAAGCCAGAAGAACACTGGCTGCAACACCGCGCTGGTCTCCATCCTCAAGGATGAACGCCGGGAAAAGGTCTCCCAATGCAATGGAATCGGCTCTAGAAAGTTGGTAGATGGTTGTCATATCGTTCTGTAGCCCATGATTGTTATACCTGCCTGTAATACTGTGTTTGATGCTGCTATCTCGGAGCGCTGCATAAGCTGCACAACGCCTGCAATAGCACCAACGGAAACAACCCACTTGCCAAGTATTGGCGTGTTTGTATTGATCGCACGGACTCCGGTTGTCGCGCCAGTGGTTGTTGCGCTCCATCTAGTCCGTCTGCGCCTGGCTCTCCGCTAGCGGTAGAAGCCACGCCACTTGACTCGGGCACGAGCTTTAGCAGGTTGCCGACTGATACCGTCGAAACTCCACGGTTTGAGCGATCGAACAGGAATACGTGACTCCACGGATTCACTGCATCGGAAATCGGGTAATTTCTCACAGCTCTAGCTCGTCGTTGCCGGTCGAAATGATCGGCTCAGGGTCAGCAGACCATGACGTGCCCCAATAGGTCTTGTGCCCAGATCCCAGCGGATAGCCACCAGGCATCTGACGTGCCATCGGCTTAACCGCCTGCGTGAACATCGCATCCTTTGCAGCTCGGGCCATAGCAAGATAGACCGGCGTCACTTGCTTTCCATGAGCCGATGCAATTATGGGACCAAGATTCAGATACACCGCAGCCAGTGCGGAATCAGGGAGATAGGTTTCCTCGTCTACATCTCCACTCGTTGGGTCTGACGGGATCGGCCATCCCAAGCGAATGCCTTGAGCGTTCCATTGCGCCATCATCGCATCAAGCATCTGCCGAGCAAATTCAATCTGCTCAGGCTGCAAATCGAACGTGTACCCAGCGAGGCCAACAGCCCCGTAGGTCATGCCGATGATCTGGCGCTTGGTGGTCACTTCAAAGCCTCATCAATCATGGCGGACAGCTTCTTATCGCCTGTCCTGCCGTCAAATTTCAATCCAAGCTCTTTGGCCTTGGCTTCCATTTCATCGCGTGTTGCCGGGCCTGTATCCAATGGCTCAGCGGCAGCTTCTTGTGCAGCGTACTGATCTAGGCACCATCCATCGGCCACAGCCTGCGCATACTCTTCTTCGCTGACAATGCGCCAGTCATAGCGGCCAGACTCAAGCGCCAGCATCGTGCCGACGCGGTAAACCATGCGCGGAAATTCCATGTGATCCCCATAAAAAGCAGGGGCCGAAGCCCCCACTTAATCCATTTACGTTTGATTTGCGAGGATGATGCCGCACTTGGCCGGATCGCGGACCGTGGCAGCGTACAGGGTGGTATGACGCACCTTGAGAATGCCGGTCATGGCGTCGATCTGGGCAACCATCACCAGCGGCACACCATTCTTGGTGGTAGCGGTCATCACCTGAGCGCCAGCATTCGATGGGAATGCAAGGCGACCGAAGTCCAGACACACAGCACCCTGCGACCAGAACGCGTTCACAGGCTTGGAAACGGTGTTCAGGAAGGTGATGGCAGCACCAGCAGCAGCTTGCGCCGTGCAGTTCTGGTAAGGGCCAGTGATGACGATCTTCGGAGAGACCACCAAGTTGGCCGTGCCTGCGCCAGAAATCACGCGGAAGGTCTGCAACTGGCCCGTATCGCTCTTGTCGATCATATGGACAGCGTTCACACCAGCGATGGTGAAGGCATCACCGTTCTTGATGTTGGCGATGTTCGCGCCAGCAACCACCAGAGCACCGACGCGGTTATCTGTCGGCACATCACCAGTCATCGACGTGACAGTGTGCGAGGTGTTCGCGTTCACGGTCGTGCCGGACACAGTACCGATTGCGGCAAGGTTGGCAACAGTGTCGGTGCGGAACGTGGCGAACGATGCGATATCGGGCACCTTCGAGCGCTCGTAAGCGTCCTTCGAGCGGTCACCCAGATAGGCGCGGTTGCCCAGGTCTTTGGCGATGTCCTTATAGTCAAACGGGTTCAGGAACAGCTTGCGGTCGCTGGACTGAATACCACGCGACAGCATCAGGGCTTCGGCGGTAGCGCCGTCATCCCAAGCCAGAGCGCCGACTTTCTTCACCACGATGTTTGCGCGGGCTGCAACCTGAGCGTACAGGTTCTTGTCAATCTCAGCGGCCAGGCGAAGAGCAGCGGCCTTGCCCATGTTCTTCATGTGGTTCGGGTCGCGCAGCTCCTTGGCGTCAAGGGTGTACTTCACGTTGTCGGGGCTGCGGAACACGGTGGGCACCATGCGTTGAACCACATCAACAGCGGTAGCGCCGGAGATGTCCAAGCCGGTCACCACATCGGCGTGGTAAGCCTCAGGGACATAGAACGTATCGCCAGCACGCTGCATGGCGGTGGGATCTGGGTAGGTGGTATCAGCTTCCATGCTGACAACACAAGCGGCGTCGAATTGTTCGACAAAAGGCTCGAAAGCGAGTTCGAGGTCTTTGATAAGAGCGTTAGCCATGATTTGGCCTTTCTAAAAACAGATGAGTGAATTGCGGTTTCCCGCGCTTGACTCACCAGTAATCGGAGGTGGGGCCGAATCATTCCAACTCGGTTTAACGTCCCGGGTGACGTGATGGCGGTTTTACATCAACCGCCGTAAATTGTCAATTCACTTCTTGAGCCGCTCTTTCTCACGATAGTATTTATCGTAGTTGCCCGTCTCTTGAGCTTCTTTGTGCAATCGGTCGAGGTTCGACGCGGTTACACCCGGCGTTTTTCCAGACCCGGTAATTGTGCGCTCAGGAGGTGGCGGAGTGTTGCGCGGCTTGATTTTGACGTTCATTTCAATCTTGACCAGTTCTTTGATGAATTTACCATCTGATTTGATGGCGGCTAGCTTGCTCAGCGTGTCAGGGCTAGAACCCAATGCAGCGACCAAAGCCGCAGGATCATCGGCAATGTCCAGCAACATCGATTGACGCGACGATGGAAGACGTGAAACAACCTCTTCTTCCGCTTCCTGAATCTTTTCCTTTTGGAATCTGGCCTTACCCTTCACGTATTCCTCTTTGCGCTTCTGGAATTCCTTGGCCGTCTCTTCATTGGCTACGCGCTGAGCTTCGGCCTGGCGGTCTGCTTCGGCTTTCTTCCCGGTCCATTCCCTATAAGCAGCCTTGAACTTTTCGGCGTCATAGTCAAAATCCTCAAGCTCAGGCTCTTTCTCAGGCGCGGCTTGCTTGGCCCCTTGCAGGGCTTGCAATTGTTCCTCAAGCTGGCGGCTGCGCTTCTGCTCTTCGCGGTAGCGCTTGCGCAGGTCATTCACCCACGGCTTAGCTGGCTCCTCCTCTTCGGCCTGCTCTTCGCCCAGGGTAACGACTAGCTCTTCTGGTGCTTCGGCCTGAGCGTCTTCTGCCTGCTCTTCGCCAGTTTCAACCGGCTCTTCGTCCAGTTGTTCATCTTCGCCCGTATCGTCAGGCTCCAATTCCTGAACATCCGTACCGGATGCGTCTTCATCAGGCGACTGGAGGCGGAACTTCTTGATTTGCATTCATCGGTCCTTGCTCGGCATTAATAGGGGCCGGTCCCTGCTCACCCACAGCGGGCGGATTCATTTGCGTTTGCTGCATCTGTGCGGCGTTCATGTCGAATTCCGTGATGGTCTTCAACATGTTCACCTCAGTCTCTGCCGCCTTGTTCAAGGCCAGAACCGTATCAGCGCCTGCCTTCTTCGTCAGTGCGCGGGACTTGTCAGCTTCGGCCTTGAGATATTCGGCGTTCGGGTCTGGTGGCTGGCTGGCCTGATCTTCTGCCATGCGCTTCTTGTCCTCTTCGGTCGGCTCAACAACGCCCATTGAAACCAGTTTTCGGCGGTAGAACTCGCGCAGATCAGACAGACCCTCTCCGTCCATGTTCTGCATTGCAGCGGCCAAAAGCACCTGTTTCGTCTGCTCGTCGCCTGTCAACATGGCAATGTTCGTCAATGCGCTAACCGTGGCTTGGCGCTTGGAATCGCTGGACGGACCAACATCTGCCGTCACCTCGAATTCAGCGCGGGCCATGTCGTTTTCGATCTGTGCTGCCCCGTCTTTCAACACCGGGCGTTGCAGTTCAACCGCTTCAATAGCACCTTGTTTCGTCAATCCTCGCATCTTGCGGCCCGACTCCACATAAACGTCCTTCGCCATCGACAGCCAAATCTCACCAGAGCGCCGAACGGCCTTCGCCATGTTGCTCATGTAGATGAATGCTTGCTTGTCAATTCGGGTCTGGATCAGCTCCACAGCCTTTCCTGACTGGTTAGCCTCCATCTGTTCACCTTGCTGCTGATTGCCCAGGATGTCGGACATGTCCTGCTCAGTGATCTGGAGCAGTGCAGCCATAGCAGGCGCAAGGGTCGGAGGCTTCGTGTACGAAACTGCTTGAGCAATCGTTACGTTACCAGCCTCGTCACGAACAGGGTTAATCAGCAGGAAAGGGTTGTTATTGATGTGATCGTTTGCCCACAATTCCTCGTGGCCCGTGACTTGCTCAGGCAGAAGAATCGGCTTCTCAATTGGGGATACTGCTGCAATGTAAGCTAGAACAGAGAGTTGTATGTTTTTCAACCTGGCCGAGTCTTTTGCAAGCCTCACGTGCCCCATGAACCGCTCAACCCCATCGACATACCAGCGCTTGCCGTAGACCGGAACAATCGGGATTTGGCACCCAGCGATGTAGCCGCAATCCTCTAGCACCTCGTGGCCGTCCATCAGGTACTTATGGACTCGATACTCTTCGATCTTGCGCGTGCTGATCAATTCCCAACCCGTATCTTCTAGGGTCTGGCGAAGCTCTTCATCCGCCTCATATTCGGCCTCTTTTACCTTGCGCACCTCTTCGCTTACAGGGTGCTGCCAAGTGTCGGTTGTGACCTTGATGCTTTCCCGCTCATACAGTTCGGCAATGTAAACCGTATCAGGAGTGAACCAATCAAACGATGTTGGCTCAACCTCTCGCTTGATCGATATGGCTTCTTTGCCCCATTCAGCCTTAAAGGCTTTCGGCGTCATGCCAGTCAACACCCAGCAGCGGCGGGCGTCGCTTTTGTCCTGGCGCTTGGCGTCTAGATCGAAGTAAACGCACATGTCGGCGTCGTAGATCGGCTCGATCTTGATGCACTGGCTTTCGTTCTCTTCGTCTGAATCGTCTTCATACTCAGCACGCAGGCGCCACGCACCGAAGCCACCGCCTACAGCCTCTTCAAAGGCGTTGTCATAGGCTTCCTCTGCGACCGAAGCCTGTTCATCAGCGCGATACAGCATGTCGCAGGTATCGGCCAACTCTTGATTGTCCGAACCGTCCTTGCTGATGAAATCGACCGTGATGCGGTTGTTCCGGTACTCGTTGAACAGGCGAATAACCGCGAGGTGGATCTTGTTGACCTCAACCTTGGGGCGATTCTCAAACTGTGAACCTAGGTCGCCTTCCCACATTGCCCCAGCGATGGAGTAGAACCGGCGATCCTGCAACGCCTGCTCACGTTCAGGTCGCTGCGCCTCGAATACGCTGTCGAACTCTTCAATCGCGTCTTTGTGCAGATCGCGCAGTTTTGCGGTTTGTCGCATTACCATCTCACTTTCACGGACGCATGGCGTACTTCAATGGGTTTCTGAACGTTCTGAGCCCGGCGTGCACCTTCGCAGGCGTACCGGATTGCATCAATTACGTGGTTGTCTTTGTCTGACAGTTCAGGCAATACCTTGTCAGTCAGAGCGTCCACCTTATAGCTGTAATGCGTCAATTCGTCAATTGTATGCACACAGCGAGGATGCACAACAATATCGAACGATTGAAGCCATGAAACGCCCTCTTCCAAGCTTCTAGCCCCTTTAACTGCGGGCATGATCTTGGGGAATCCGTTCTTTCTCATGTGCGAGATAGTCTCTGGGCGGGCGGAATCAGCGGTAATCGGCCAGCGCTCCGAGTCTGGAACAGTCATGAACAGCGACGGAGTATCCGTGATTTCGCACCCAACCTGGTAAGCCTCGTAATCGATGTACAGTTTCCGACCCTCTATGTAGCAGCGTACAAGAACAGTCGGATCAACGGAGAACCCCCAGTCAGCGCCATATCGCAGAACAGCATCACGCGGCGTTTCAAACTCTTGTATCGCCCAGTTGCTGAACACCTTGGAATCAGATCGCTGGAGGTATTTCCCTTCCCAAACGTGCGCGTACTTATCAGGGTCGCGGCCACGGTCATACTCCATTTCCTCACGGAGCACATCGGGGAACATTGGGTTATCACGCCAATTGACCTCGACAACAGCCGTTCGAGGTGGTGGATTTTCGCCCCTCAACAGCAGATCAATTGGGTCTGTTGCTTTGTTCGGGTTCCAGCTTGCCCATATCTGCGAATCATCCTCTCGCAGTGTGGGCCGAAGCAACTCTAGAGAGCGCTGGCTCAGCGACTGGGCCTCTTCAATCCATGCGACGTTAAAGCCTTGCAGCGACTTGATGGAGTCCGCTGTGTGATCCTGCATACCCTGGAAGATGAACAGCGAGCCATGCGGGCCGATGATCTTGGATTGCTGGCAGTCAAACAGATGCCCAACGCCGAACTCCTCAATCTTGGCCTCTAGCAGCTTCTTGACGGACTGGTCTAGGGTCTTCTGCACCTCACGCACGCAGACGAGATGGAATTTCCCCATCAACGCCCGTTCAATGGCGTGCTCTGCGAAGAAATGAGACTTCCCAGACCCACGGCCACCATGTGCGCCAATGTAACGCAGATCGTCCTGCAACAGCGGCAGGAATACGCGTGGCGTCTTGATTTCCAGCGTCGTCACTTAGTCGGATCGATGATGACGCGCTTTATTGTCTGGATCGTCAACGGGTTTTCACTATCCCCTGATAGCTCCAGCTTTTCACCGTACTTCTTTGGGCGAAGCTTTCCGGCCATCCACTTACGCGCATCAACCCTCAAGCGGTTCCTGGCAACGGCAACAGAGTCATAAGTAATGACCTCTTCGGCGTCTTCACCTTGTCCGATTACCTTCGTTGTCGTCTGCGCTTCGTCAGCAATATCTAGAATTTCTTCAAATAAAACATCAGCTTGCGCCTCTCTGGCCTTCGCGTACTGGTCCTGAAAGGCTTTGTCGTTTGCTAGCCATCGGAAGATAGTTGACCTTGCTGGCATTCCATCATCGTTTGAAACGATAGAGCGCAGGCTTTTGCCATCGGCGATACCTTCACAGATATGCGATGCCAACTCTTCGGTAAATACTGTAGGTCGTCCAGCCATACGTCTATAGTATCACTGCAAGTAATGTGCCCACAAGAACGGCATCACTACGAACACCATCCACCAATACGGCGATGCCATGAGTGCAAAAGACATTGCTGTCAGGATTGTGATGTTGAAAAGCTTGCTCATGTTAGTTCCAGTTAGGCCGATTTGTCAGAGGACTGGGGCTTGCTCTGCGGAATTCAGGCTTTCGCCACACATCGGCCATGTGCCATGACGTTACTGTTTTCTGTTCTGTTCAATGCTCTGCGCGAGGTACTTTCGCAGCCATACAGGCCCGCCGATGCGTTTGTACTCTTCCCGTAGCGTTTTGGTTACCCTGGCTGCGATCTGTATCTGTTTTGGCGTGGTGATTTCGCTCTTAGGTCTTGGCATCAGAACCCCACCGAGCTGATATTGAATGCATCGGTTGCGCCCGCCCTGGCTGGTTGCGTCATCCATGAGGTGTTGAGCCTTTCACGCATTGTGCCATTCAGGCACGGCATTTCACGCTTCGGCGGCTTTGGAGGTGCTTTGTACTTCGACCACAATATTCGGCCTTCTGGCGTGTCTTCCCGGCTCACCATCTTGGATTCAGCCATTCCTCGCAGAATGTTCGCCATGCGCTCACGGCTATAGCCGTCAAATGGTGCGGCGATTTCCGTGGTTGTGAGCTTGTTCTTACCGATCAGTTCCAAGATGCTGATGCGCAATGGGCTGATGTTGGTGGCGTAGGGGCTGGGTTTCTTCTCTGTCATTTTTGATCCTGTTTTGGCGGTGGTGGAAGTGGCATCCAGTGGGTTGGCGCCTCATAAAAGCCGAACATTTCCGTCGCAAGTTCATGCTTTTTAGCCCATAACTCACTATCTCCACATCTCCAGACGCCATTAAATGATGGGACAAATCCATAATGTGCGATGTCTGGCTTTGGAGAAATTGCCGTCATATCGATGATGAGAACTTCGCTACCATCCTTCGGCGCCGTCTCAATAGGTTGCCAGATCATTTCATTTCCTTAACAAACACGCCATCCGCACGGAGATGGCCTTTGCGGTCTTTGATTTCCTCGTAAGCCTTCGATAAGCAGGCCGTCAGGTCAACGTCAGCTGTCGCAGCGCCTACGATAAGCGTTACCAAAACATCCCCTAGTGCGTCTTGGTATTTTCGATTCCAGTTGTCGAATTGCGAATCAAGTGCTAAAGACTCTATATCCCATTTTTTCAAGAATCGGAGAACTTCTATCGCTGATGCGGCTTCCATAAGCTCCCCGGCCTCTTCGAGCGTCTTGCGGGCCTGAGCCTGAATGTTGCTGTTCTGGATGATCTGCCGCTCTTCTGCCCAGCGGATCACTTCAATCTCTAGCTGTTGATAACTCATTGTTTCTCCTTGTGTTTGCATCCGTCGCACTTCTCGTCTGTCTTCCCGAGTTCCGTCTTCGTGTATTGACAGGCCATCGTCATAACGTGCCTGATTTCCTTGACGCTTCCTGTTGCGTGGTAATAATTGTTGAATGGTTCGCGGTTATGGCAGCCGTAGCTCATTTGTTCATCTTTCGTGCTTCTGCCCGATAGTGCCGGGCGATTTCTTCCAACCCCTCTCGGGTGTATTTGCGCAGCGTGTTGTCGGCCTCGATCAACTCCACAGACTTGATCCCGATGCGTTCAATCAAGCCCTTGAGCAAAAAGGCTGGATTGAGCGCAATGCAGCGGGCAAATACCGTTTCGCCCGCCCGAAGGTGCCCGCATGAAGCCATCCACATGCAAGGTCTGCCGCTGCGAGTACGTCAAGGC